CAGGTACAAAGACTGTTGAGCAGCCAAGTGGAGGAAATATTGTACTTAATTCAGGTGTAACTGGAACAGTCATATTAACAAGGACGACATCAATACAAGACGCTACTGTTGTTTATACCGCTGGTTCAACTCTTACATCTACTGACCTTAACAACGCAGATAACCAGATACGATTTGGTCTACAAGAGTTCTCAGATGACTACGCAGCTTTAACTTCTGGTACAGGTAATCTAACCAGTCTTGGAGCTTTCAAAGGTGGGTCTGACGCTTGGGTAAGTTCTGACGCTTTTGCTGCCACTACAGCAGCTATTGATGGGAGAGTAGATGCCAAAATTGATACAGCCTTAACTACAGATGTATCAGGTGGTGATGGAGTAACGATTGTTGATAACAGCCCTGGAGCTGGTCAAATAAGAGTTGATCTTGATGCAGATATAGCAACACTTAGGAATATGCAATCAGGAGCTGCTACGGCTCTTGCTGCTTTAACTTCCACAGAGGTAGCGATATTAGACGGAGCTACACTTACTACTGCTGAACTTAACTATGTAGATGGTGTTACTAGTGCTGTTCAGACTCAGCTAGACAATAAACAACCTTTAGACAGTGAGCTAACTACTTTAGCTACTATGAGTGCTGGTACAGCAGGTGCTCTTAAAGATTTATCACAGTCTGAAGTTGAAATATTAGATGGTGCAACTGTTAGTACTGCTGAGCTAAATCTTCTAGATGGTGTACCAGGAACTTTAACTACAGCAGAGATTGGGTATTTAGATGGTGTAACTTCTGCCGTACAAACCCAGTTAAACGCTAAACAACCGCTAGACGGAGATCTAACAGCTATAGCAGGTTTAAGTAGTGCTGATGGGAACTTTATAGTTGGTAGTGCTAGCGGCTGGGTAGCAGAATCAGGAGCCACAGCTAGAACCTCTTTAGGTGCTCAAACACTAGCAGCAGATTTAACAACCCTATCTTCCTGTCAGTCAGGAGCTTCTGCAGCCTTAGCTTTGTTAAACTCTACTGAGGTAGCAATTCTTGATGGAGCTACACCTAGTACTACAGAACTAAATTATGTAGACGGAGTTACGTCAGCTATTCAAGCGCAGATTGATGGTAAGCAGCCTTTAGATAGTGAGTTAACCACTCTATCTGGTATGCAGGCTGGTACTTCTTCTGTACTAGCTGCAGGTACAGCTTTAGCAGCTACAACAGCAGAGATTAATAGTATTTGTGAGAATAGAGCTGCTGAAACATCAGTTACAAACGATGCTGCAAAGATACCTACTTCATCGGCTGTTGTTAGTTATGTAACTGGAGCTGTAACCGCTGTTGGTGGTTTCGTTACTGTAGCCACTGAGGTTACGTTCCCTAATAGCCAACCAGATGCGGATGTAGTAGTCAGTGTGGCTGATGCTGGTGGTTTATCTATTAATAACTCTGGAGTAGCTTCTGGGGCTACCACAGCAGGAGGATCAGCAGTAACTATTACTGGTATTCCTAATGCTTTATATGGTGGTGTCGGTGGTAACGCTAATCCTAATGTCCTAGTAGCTGGTGTAGGTTTACAGCTTGTCTCTAGTGGATCTAGTAATAGCTACGCTTACCACAAACTACTAGCTACTGAAGCTGACGTAGCACAGCTTTCAGGTGATATAAACGACTTTAACGAAAGGTACAGAGTAAGTAACGGTGTTCCATCTGGTACTGATCACGCTGGTGACCTTTACTATGACACTGGTTCTGACAAGATGCTTGTTAGGAACGCAGCTAATAACGCTTGGGAAGAGGTTCAGTCTATTGGTAACTTCTATATATCAAGTTTAAGTCCAACATTTAACGGTGTTGTAGAAGACTTCACTGTAAGTAACGCTCCTTCTAATGCTCAACAATTACTTATAAGTATTAACGGTGTAGTTCAAAAGCCTAATTCAGGTACGAGTAGGCCATCAGAAGGTTTTGCTTTAAATGGTAGTACAGTTCTATTTAGTACTCCACCCGCTAGTAATTCTGATTACTTTGTAGTAGTTATAGGTTCTGAAGTAAACATAGGTGCTCCTAGTAATAACACTGTTGGTAATAACCAATTAATGAGTGGAGCTGTAGATAACGCAAAAGTAGCAGCTAACGCAGCAATCGTAGGAAGCAAACTAGCAGATGATTCAATTGCTGAAGTTAAATTAGATATACATAATGCACCATCAGGTACAGATAAGTACCTTAAATACACTTCTAACGGTATGGAATGGGCTACTGTTCCTGCAGGGGTAGGAGGTGCAACAGGCGTTGATTTTAATGACGGCGTAAAGGCTAGATGGGGTACAGGCAATGATTTAGAAATCTACTTTAACGGTTCTAACTCATTCATAAAAGAACCTAATAGCGTTGCTGGTCAACTTATTATTGATGGTTACAACGGAACAGATATAAGGCAGGGATCAACTGGTGAGAACATGATTCGTGCTATCGGTGGCGGATCCGTTGAACTATATCATAATAATTACAAGACTTTCCAAACAACGTCAACAGGAATACAAGTTTATGGACCAGAAGGTACTGGTGGAGATATCTATTTATATGCTGACGACGGTGATGACAATGCTGATCGTTGGTTAATTTCAGCCGGGACTGATGGGACATTTGCTCTAAGAAATGGAGCATCTTGGGATTACTCTATAAAAGCTGTAGGTGACGGAGCCGTTGAACTCTATTACGACAACGTAAAGAAGGCTCAAACTGCTTCTTGGGGATTCCAGGTATATGGAAATTTCCAATTAGATGATTCTAATATCGCTAAGTTTGGTAATTCTGGAGATCTTCAAATTTTCCATGATGGAGCAGACGCAACCATTGATAATAATACAGGAGCATTATATATAAAGAGTAATACGTCTACTCAGTTATTGGTTAACAATACTGAAAATGCTATTATTGCAACTGCAAATGGAGCCGTTCAACTCTACTATGATAATAGGCTATGTCTGGCGACTCAAACGAATGGAATCCAAGTAACATCTACTGACTCAGAAGCAACTCTAAGAATTAAATCCTTATCTCAAGATGGTGCAGCAGCTCTAGAATTTATTGCTGATAATGGTGATGACCATTCAGACTTTTGGAGATTAAGAGCTGACGGTGGTGGTAATGCTTTAGGTATTCAGAACTATGCTGACAGTGCTTGGGAAGCTAATATTGTTTGTAGAGAATCAGGCGGAGCAGAACTCTATTACGATAACTCAAAGAAATTAGATTCAAAATCCGATGGAGTAGAAATTCATGGTGATGCCTTATGGGGTGATAACGGTAAGGTAAAACTTGGTAATAGTAGTGATCTTTTACTCTTCCATGATGGAATAGATAATATAATTAGCTGCCAAAACGATAAGGATTTAAGGATAGTTAATGATCGGGCTGGTGGAAACGAGACGATGATTAAATGTGATCCTAATGGAGCTGTCTATCTTTATAATAACGGATCTCTAAAACTAACCGTAGGTGGGGATCTAACTGTTGGTACAAATACTCATTTAAATCCTGCTGGAGATAATGCTCAAGATCTAGGAAGTGCATCGTATCGTTGGAGAAACATATATACAACTGACTTACAACTATCTAACGAAGGTTCTGCTAACGATGTTGATGAAACATGGGGGAGTTATACTATTCAAGAGGGTGCTGATGACCTGTTCCTTATTAATAGACGAAATGGCAAGAAGTACAAATTCAATCTCACGGAGGTAAGCTGATGGCATTTTATGGCTCAGAATGGGGAAACATATCTGCTGCTGCTCAAATTAATAGAGCAAATTATGATGTGCAAACTGCCAGTACTACATTCCAAGATGCTTATACTGTTTCCTTAGTAAAGGGGATGTATATGGCTTCTTATTCCTATTCTCCATCCACCGATTCAGGTAATTATCCTAATGGAGATGCTGATACTTATGAAATGAGAGTCACTCTTGGTGGAACTGAACAAGGTGCAACACTTTATGGTAATGAAAGTGCTCCTTTAACTTATATGATGGCATCGGCATTAACGGTGATTTTTTATAATAATGCTACTAATGATTTTAAACTTCAGTACAGAACGACTGACTCAGACTCTGGTGGATGTAGAGGATATGTAAAAATAAATCTTTCTAGATTAATGGGGTACACCTAATGACTAACAACACTGGACATTTCTTACAACAGATGGGTATCAACGAATTTTGTGTTGATGTAGATACTGATACTGTTATTACACCTGTCTTAACTGATGATCAAAAGGCAACCTTAGCTAATTTGAAAGCAACTCAGAATGATTGGGTTAATCTTAGGAATAGAAGAAATTTGAGATTAAGAAACACTGATGTATGGGCTATATCTGATCGAACAATGACAGATGCTCAAAAGAAATATAGACAGGATCTAAGAGATCTACCTGCGAACACATCAGACCCTTCAAACCCCACTTGGCCTACTAAACCTAGTTAAACAATGGCACTAACAAAAATAGACGATAGAGGTTTAAAGACTCCTATCGACCTTCTTGATAATGAGAAGATCCGTCTGGGTACAGGGAATGATTTAAGTATTTTCCATGATGGAACGGATAATTTAATACGAGCATATAATGTTCCATTTAGATTACAAACAAATAATGATGAAAATGCAATTGTTGTTAATCAAAATGGGTCTGTAGAGCTCTATTATAATAATGCAAAAGAATTCCAAACAGTCGAAAATGGTATTGAACTAGCTAGTACTACTAGTGCAAGTGGAACAGCACAAACAATATACTTATCTCCTACTTCTGTTACAGATCGAAGCAGATCTTGCAGTATTGCTGGTGTAAATACTGATGGTAATAATAATCAAGCTCTGGTATTTAAAACTAGTGCAGCAGCTACACCAGCGGAAAGACTTAAGATTACAAGTGATGGGAGAGTAAGAGTTCCTGATAATGGTAAGTTTGTTGCTGGTGGTGGAGATGACTTAGAAATTTATCATGATGGACATTCCAGAATCAAGAATAATACAGGTGCTTTAACTATTCTTGCTGATGATATTAATGTAAGTAATAACGCAAATAATGAACAGTTAGCTACATTTACTGTAAATAGTAGCTGCGAACTTTTCTTTGATCACTCAAAGAAATTTGAGACAACTGCTAATGGGGTGACGGTATCTGGAGCTAATGGTGCTATTAAGACTGTAGGATCAGGTGAAGTTAGTATAAACATTGGTTCTACTAATGCTGGTGGAGCTGCAATTTATTTTGACGGAGATTCAAACGGTGATTGGGTTGGTAGTGATTATAGTTGGATAAGGCATACGACTGGTGGAGATATGGAGGTATGTGCTGATAATCCTTCGGGTGACGGACACATCTATTTAAAGGTTGCAAATGGAAACGAAAATGCTGTTGTTGCTTATGCAAACGGAGCCGTAGAATTATATTACGACAACGTCAAGAAAATTGACACAGATTCAGGGGGCGTCAACATTGGCTTAGGTCGTTGGGATGAATTTGAAAATGCTTCTACAAATCCAAACTTACAAGTATCAGGAACTGATTTAAATGGTTCATCTCAAGCATGGATAAGAGCTTCGGCTGATTCTGGTGCTCCAAAAATATTCCTTGCTAATACTAGAAGTACTAGTGCTGGTGGACATAGTGCAGTTCAAAATGGAGATGAATTAGGAGGTATATTCTTCGCTGGGTCAGATGGTTCTCAGTTTGTAAATGGTGCTTCAATAACAGCATGGGTGCATAACACACCAGGCGCAGATGATATGCCTGGATCTCTGTATTTCAGTACCACGAATGATAGTTCTGCTTCTCTAACTTTAAGGCAGAAGATCACTGCTTATGGTGAGTTCCGCTTTAACACTAGTGGAGCTGGGGGATACAGTGAGACTTATACTCTCTATAACCATAGAGACACAAATGGATGGTATTTCAACCAAAACTCCTCAGATACTCATTCAGGTATTATATGTCGTCATGGACGAGGTTTAAGTGGTTATGACGGTAATATGTTTAACTTTAAGCGTAACGATGGTACTACTGTTGGAACTATAACAATTGGTGCTTCTGCTACAGCATATAACACATCCTCTGATTATCGACTAAAAGAAAATCAAGTAACTATTGCTAATGCTTCTACAAAAGTTAATGGTCCAGTATCATCTCAAACAGCATTAATAAATACTTTATCAGCATCCTTCTTTAATTGAATAGCGTTATTTTTAACTTTATCTTCTCTAGAAAGATCTTGAATA